AGATTCTGGCTGAGATCAACCGCGAAGTTATCAGAACCATCTATAAGGTTGCTGAACAAGGTGCTGTTGCTAACACTGCAACTGCTGGTCAGTTTGACCTTGACATCGACTCCAACGGTCGTTGGTCAGTTGAGAAGTTCAAGGGTCTGATCTTCCAGATCGAGCGCGATGCTAACGCGATTGCACAAAGAACTCGTAGAGGAAAGGGCAACGTTATCCTTTGCTCTGCTGACGTTGCTTCTGCACTCACCATGGCAGGCGTTCTGGATTACACCCCAGCACTCAACGCTAACCTGAACGTTGATGACACTGGCAACACCTTTGCTGGTACTCTGAACGGTAAGTACCGCGTCTACATCGACCCATATTCAGCAAACTCTGCTGCTAACCAATACTACGTTGTTGGTTATAAGGGTTCTTCACCTTATGACGCAGGTCTGTTCTATTGCCCATATGTTCCTCTCCAAATGGTTCGTGCCGTTGGTGAGAACAGCTTCCAGCCAAAGATCGGCTTCAAGACCCGTTATGGTATTGTTGCTAACCCATTTGCGGAAGGAACTGACCAAGGTCTGGGTCGTCTCAAACTCAACGCAAACCGCTACTATCGTCGCGTACTTGTTAAGAACCTTATGTGATCCATTTTCACAAGGTTTATTCAGAGGGTCTTCGGACCCTCTTTTTTTATGTCTTGACAAAGTTAAAGTTTTAACGTATTATAAATATTGAAGCGTAATTTAATATTACGTTTTATGACAAAATGATCGCCTCAATTACTCGCGCTCCGTTTTGTTGTATAATGTTCAAGCGATCGAGAAGTCGAATTCGATCCTTCATCTGCGGGTAACCATTCCGCAAGTAAATATACGAGGTATTCTCATGTTTAAATCTGTTCTTGCAGCGACTGCTGCTGCTCCCCTTTTCGCTGGCGCTGCTTTTGCAGGTCCTTATGTGAACGTTGAAGCCAACTCTGGTTTCGTCGGTTCAGACTACGCTGGCACTGTTACCGATCTGCACGTAGGTTACGAAGGTTCTGCTGGTGCTCTGGGTTACTACGTTCAGGGTGGTCCTAGTCTGGTTAGCCCCGATGGTGCTGGAACTGACACTGTGTTCTCTGGTAAAGTCGGTGGTTCTGTTGCTGCTACTGAGCAACTGAGCGTTTATGGTGAATTTGCATTCGCTACTGGCGCTAACGGTGCTGACAATGGTTATGGAACCAAAGCAGGTGTGAAGTTCACCTTCTGATCCTTAACCAGTCTTTAACGACAACATCAAAGACCTCTGCTAAAATGTAGGGGTCTTTTTTTTAAGACGTTGTAAACACTACGAGATATTCTCATGAAAATCGCAATCGCTCTTGCTGCCCTTCCTTTCATGGCAGCACCTGCCCTTGCTGGTCCTTATGTTTCTACTAAATCAGAATTCAAGGGATCTGATAGCACCTACAAAGAAACAGTCAATCAAGCACGTCTTGGTTATGACTGGAAACTTGGCAAACTCGCTCCCTATGTTGAACTGGGTGGCGGTGGTAAGGCACCTAATGGTGGTGACCTTGATGGATTCGTTGCTGCCGAAGTTGGAACTGGTATCAAACTGACTGACAAACTTTCTGCTAAGGCAAAGTTTGAAGCACTCAGTTTTGAATCCAAGACCGATTGGAAGGTAGAAGTCGGCACTAAGTATCGTTTCTGATAACTTTGTGATACAATATCGGGGTTTTAGGACCCCTTTTTTTATGCTTAAAATTTTAAAATCTCCAATAACTCAATTTAACTTGTTATTACTCGGAGCGTTTATTGTTGTACAAGTAATTCACACACATGCTCATTATCAAATGGATATGGATGTAGATTCATACTGCACAAAATTTGTGAGAAAGAACAAAGAGTTTTTGAATAAATTTGATTGATCCAATCTAAATAGTTCAAAAAAAATGGCAAGCACTCGAAAAAGAACTGCACCAAGAAACGTAAATGATGATCAGTTAAGAAACAGGAATTATCTTGCTGGTGTTGGTTTTGAATTTACAATCAACAGAGCACCTTACGTTTCTTTTACTGGAAATCAAGTTAACATACCTGGATTTTCTGTTGGAGTTGCTGAGCAACCAACATATCTGAAAAATATTCCTTTGCCAGGTGACAAACCAGTATTTGAGGATCTTATTTTAAGGTTCTTAGTTGATGAGGAATTGAAAAACTATATGGAAATTCAACGTTGGATTCGCGGTATCGCTTATCCAGAAAGTCTTGCAGAAATTTATAATTATCAAAAGGATGGAGAAGATTATACTGGATTTACAGATCAGAACAACCTGTATTCTGATGCAACAATGGTTGTTCTGAATAGTAAGAGTCTTCCACAATTTCAAGTAAGGTTTCAAAATATTTTTCCATATTCTCTTGGTGCGTTGCAGATGGATGCAACTGTGGAGGATTATGAATACTTTACAACTGAGGTTGCTTTCAAGTATACTATATACGACATCTATGATATGACTGGCAAAAAATTATGACCTTTGATCTTGAAAAAATTCAAGAGATGTGGGAAAAAGATGCGGTCATTGATCCTGATAATTTGCATACGGAATCTTTGAAGATTCCTACTCTACATGCAAAGTATTATGATCTTTACAACAATCTTCTTCTATTGAGAAAAAAAGCAGAACAGCAGAGAAGAAATATTCGTCATGAGAGATACGAATATTATGCAGGAAAGGCAGACCCTGATGTTTATGTTCAAAACCCATTTCCTAAAAAAATTAGAGATAAAGATACAATGACAAAGTATCTTGATGCTGATGAAAAGTTAGCAACATCATCTCTGAAAATTGATTACTATGATACAATGTTGGCGTATCTGGAAGACATTCTAAAACAGATACATCAAAGAAATTATCAAATTAAAAACGCCATAGAATTCAATAAATTCATTGCTGGACTGGGATAATAAATAGCCATAGCATATAAATCATGTGAATGGCTGACTTAATTATTTCTAAATCAAATGAGGTTTATCTGAAAGTAAAAGCAGAACCTCATATTGATTATGAACTTCGTGATCATTTTACATTCGAAGTTGAAAGTGCAAAGTTCATGCCTCAGTATCGGAATAGGCATTGGAACGGAGAGATTCATTTATATAATACAAACACAAAACAAATCTATGTTGGACTTTTAGATAAAGTCATATCTTTTTGTGAAAGTAGAGGATACACTTACGAATTTAACGACAACAAATATTATGGTCTTCCCTTTGAAGTAAACGAGATGATTTCTCGTGAAGGAGTAAAAGACTACATGAAATCTATTTGCAAGTATGATCCCAGAGACTATCAGGTTGAGGGTGTATACGATGCGTTGCGACATAACAGAAGACTATTAATATCTCCGACAGCATCAGGTAAATCTCTGATGATCTATTCGCTCGTAAGGTACTATACAGCGAAGAAACAAAATATCCTGATAGTTGTTCCGACGACATCTCTTGTAGAACAGATGTATAAAGACTTTCAAGATTATGGTTGGAATGTTGAGTCATATTGTCACAAAATTTATTCTGGAATGGAAAAAGAAACAGACATGCCAGTGACAATCACAACATGGCAATCTGTATATAAGTTACCTAGATCTTTTTTTGAAAGATATAATGTAGTTATCGGAGATGAAGCACACCTCTTCAAAAGCAAGTCTCTGGTCTCCATTATGACCAATCTACACCATGCCAAGTATAGATTTGGGTTCACTGGTACTTTGGACGGCACACAGACGCATAAATGGGTCTTAGAGGGACTGTTTGGTCCTGCATACAAAATTACCAGAACAGCAGAACTGATGCAAAAGGGACATGTTTCCAAATTGGATATTACATGTTTGGTATTAAAGCACAGTCCCCAAAAATTTGAAACGTATGAAGATGAGATTCAATATCTGATATCTCATGATAGAAGAAATAACTTTGTGACAAATCTGGCAAAAGATTTGCAAGGTAATACTTTAATTCTTTTTAGTAGAGTTGCAACTCATGGCGAAATACTTTACAAGATCCTAAATAATACTGTTGACAAGGAGAGAAAAGTTTTCTTTGTCCATGGTGGCGTGAGTGCAGAAGAAAGAGAATTAGTTAGAGAAATCACTGAAAGAGAAAACAACGCGATCATCGTTGCCTCTTATGGAACTTTTTCTACTGGTATCAATATTAAAAATCTCCATAATGTTATCTTCGCCTCACCAAGCAAATCCAGAGTCAGAAATCTTCAAAGCATTGGACGAGTTCTTAGAAAAGGAAAAAACAAAGTAAAAGCAATGCTTTATGATATTGCTGATGATTGCACAAAAAATTCAAG